TACTTGATGATGGAATGAAATGCACCAAGTGCAGTAGAGCCTTAGACGACTACGATGTAAGCAATTGTAATGACACACTTTGCCCAGCAAAGAGTGCTTAACATGGACTACTGGCTCGCAGTTCATTCGAAAAATGTTGTAGCCGGTGACGTTGTCCGAGTACGGTTTAGCGCATACCGCGGAGAGCTTGGAAAAATACACAATGGAAGATTGTGCAAAGTGCTTGAGGCACGAGACGGTGACATTATCGTATGCTCTATAGACGAAATGTTGCCTTATCTCAGCAGAACGCATCATGCTCCGCACACACTAGAAAAGAGAGTAGTTGAATGAGAGCAGCAATTGAGTTTGAAGTACTAGGGTCAACACTTCCACTAATGCTTAATGAAGCTAGAAAATCTTGGAAAGACCTTATGGAAGATATAGATGCTGAAATACCTAGTGATGCTGAAATACATATTGTCCCGCACGCCGGGAGCGACTACAGTGCTAAGGTGTTTGTACGAATGAAAATAGACAATGCCGAGTAACAAGCAACCACGGCAGGTATGCCTCGAAGAAGCAGCGCGCATCGTCTCGGGCGAGCGTGATGTTCAGTACGGCGGCCCGGAAAGTAACTTTAACCGCATTGCGCAAATCTGGTCTGTGATCTTTGGTATTCCAGTCACTAACGAAGATGTTGCCATGGCTATGGTTGCAGTAAAAGTTGCTAGGTACGCCTCAAAATCTGGATTTCAGCCAGACACTTGGACTGACATTGCTGGATACGCAGCTTGCGGCTTTGAAGTAGGGTCAATACACAAAGACTAGTGTCACGTACATCGGCCCTCACTTGATACGGTTGTACTAACGAATTAGACACACGGAGAACTACATCATGGCAAAATACACATTCGCAGACTGCAATGGACTTGCAGCTTTCATGAGTCTTGGGTTTGTAAACTCTGGAATGGAAATGAATATCAGAACAGGGACGCTTAATTTTGGCAACCCTGTTGCAGAGTTGAACAGGCACCATCTTGGAGACAATTGGAGTTCATTCTTTTCTGACGACCCAAATGAATGGCCTGATGTAAAAGCTGATGTAGTGCTGGGTTGTCCACCGTGTTCGGGCTGGTCCGTATGGTCAGGCCCAGCAAACCGAGGTGCCGACGCAAAAGCACACGAGCACACAGTCGCGTTCATGAAGTACGCGGCACGGATCAAACCAAAAATGATCATCTTTGAGTGTGTTCAGCAGGCGTACACGCAAGGCCGTGACACGATGGTTAAGTACCGCGACATGGTTGAAGAACTGTCTGGCAAAGAGTATGACCTGTATCATGTAAAAATGAATAACCTTCAGGTCGGTGGATTCTCGTACCGAGCGCGGTACTTCTGGACTGCTGTTGAAAAAGGAATGCCGTTTGGCGCTCAAGCAATTGCTCCCGCTGAAATGCCAACAATGATGGATGTAATCGGTGACTTAGCTGATCTTGAGATCACATGGGACGCACAGCGATACGTTTCGGAGCCATCCAAGTACGTAAAACACTTGCGCAACGCAAGCGGCGTTGTTGATGGCCACATGAATAAGAACAACTTGGATTCCCAGAGAATTCAAGAAATCTTTGACATCCTCGGCAACGACGGATGGAAGCCAATGATGCCGATCAACAAAGCGCTTCGTGAAGCTGTTGACCGCAACGGCGATAGGTTCCCACAAGCCTGGCTTGGTCAAGAAGAAAAGATCCGTGCTAAAGATTTTTACATGGGATTTTCTATGCCTTGCCGCTGGAACGGCGACTCGTGGTGCCACGTGATGACAGGCGGCGCGCTTGATCACATCGTACATCCAACGCTTCAACGAAGAATTACACACAGAGAAGCCGCCCGCATTCAAGGTCTTCCAGACAACTGGGAATTTTCTAAGGCAAAAACGTATTCCGCACTGGGAGCAACATGGGGCAAAGCCGTTGCAGTACAGGCCGCTAATTGGATTGGTCAAGCAGCAGTTGCTGCTTTAGACGGTCAGCCAAGCGGACCGCAGGGCGAACTCATTGGTAACAGAGAGTGGCTGATTGATACTGACAAAGGATTTAGCCGCCAGACTGTTAAGAAAACCTGGTATGCGAATAAGCAAGGCTAATAGCATATTTTAAAGTAAGTGTGGTATAATGGCTAAAACGACAAAGGGACACCACACATGCAATCATTTCTTACGGACACTTCTTCATTCGCTTTAGTTGCTAGCCATCTCGACAACAAACGGCTGCACAAACAAACTCTTGAAGCGTGGCAATGCTTAATGACTATGTGCGAGCTTGATCCTGACGGAAATCATCGTACGCCAAAAGGCTGGTCAAACCATCCAGTAGTAAAAATGTGGCGAGGCCATGAAACGTTATTCGTTTCTTATATCTCGGCCACATACTTTGAATGGAAGTCTCGTGGATTTAAGTCTACGTTGCTTGATAAAACGTACCGCACGTACGATAAAGCAATAGCGCTCAATCGCATTTCTAGTGATCTTGTTCTCCCAAGGTGGATGGAAAATACTGAGTACTTTGAGTCGCTCTGCTCTACCCATAGGACAGCGCTACTGTGCAAAAACTACGAATGGTACTCGCAATTTGACTGGGCCGAAAACACTGGAAAAGCACCAAGTACGTACGACTATATTTGGCCGCATCAGGACGGTTACGTAGCTTGACGCCATTGCGGCCTAGATCATCATAGAAGCTCTTAAAGGTTGCTTGTAAATCGTGTATGCATCTTGCTAGGCCACGTGCTTAGAATTCACTAGAATGCAGGATATTATTTCTAGTAATGAAGGATTCAAGAAAAGGCGAGTGTCTCTGGTCTGAGTGGACTGGCATCGGCGCAGAAGCGCTTTTACCTGTCTCAAGTTTAGTGTTCTTCACTGAAGACCATGTAGGACTTGAAAATGAAATAGTGCTAAGAGCTCTTGCATCTGCTCTTCAACACGACGGGTCTGCAGTATCACTTGGCGATGGATACAAAATGGCAGAAAAAGGAAATGTGTTTCACGTGTCTGCTGGAGAAGTTGACAATGACACAGAACTTACAATATGCAATAGCAACGGTGAAACAAGAGACGGTGACAAAGTTGACAGAATAGTTGAAATAACTCTAGTAGCTTTATGAACAAAAAAGGGTTAAGCAACGTCGGCTGGCAAGACAACGCTGAGTGCGTAAAGCCTGTCAATAAGCATATACGAAAGTTCTTTTTTTCTAGCATTCCAAATGAAAAGTACACCGCACGCAATTTGTGCTTCACCTGCGATGTGCGCCTAGACTGCCTAAAGTACGCTCTTGAAAACAAACAAATTCACGGCGTGTGGGGTGGAAAAGATGAAGGAGAAATTCGCCGAGCATTGTCCGTGTCGCACACTGGGCAAGAGATTCGTAGGCAACGGTTTCCAAATTGTCCAGCATGCGGTGGACGGCCTTCTAAGCTTAGCGTTATTGTGGCAGACTCACCGGAAGGTGGCCGCTGGAAAACAATGAAGCTTGTTGTATGCGGTGAGTGCGAATTTACATGGAGAAGTCGCACAAGCGCAAATGCAGTAGACGCGTACCACGCAAGTAAGACTTCAAAGAAGTCTAAGACGTCTAAAGGAGCTAGTCCTTTTCAGTCTGACTCTGACTCTGACTCTGCAACTGAGTAATTGTTGCTCTTGCAACTGCAAGTTGAAATGTCAGTTGCTTAATCTGCTCTAAAAGATCGTTTACTATTGTCTGTGCATCAATATCCATTGCGTATGTTTTCCTTTTGTTGTGTTCGTTATGTAAGTTCATACCAGCCTTTACCCCATAGAGTTTGCAGCCGAGTAAAGTACTCTTCATACATTATACCTACTGTATTCAAACCATAGCGATCTTTTGAGTATTGGCTGATTGCTTTGCGGTCTAGGTACGGTGCTGCTTTCGCAGCATTAATAAATTCTTGCAGAGTATGACATCTAAACCCAGTAACTCCGTCAATGACGGTTTCGGTAAACGCGCCCCAGTCGGTTGAAATTACAGGTGAACCGCACGCCATTGCTTCTACTGCAACAGTTCCAAATGGCTCAACATAGATAGTTGGAGTAAAAGTTGCAATGGCTCCGCCCATCAGTTTTGCTCGTTCCTCGGTGCCGACCACCCCAACGTATTCACCGTACTCTGGCGGTACACCTTGACCAGCAATAACAAGACGCTTGCCTAAGGCTTTGCAAATGTCAACTGCAATCTGATAGCCTTTACGCTCTATAAGCCGTCCTATGTACAGATAGTAGTCATTAGGCTTTTCCTGTAGAGGGAAATCGTCAACGTCTATGTAACTTGGAATTACAGCGTCATAGAACTTGCCGTCAAGAGTGTGGGGGTCGGTTACTTTTGACCCGTAACAAGAGTGCATCCATGCGTATGACTCAAAAACCTTAAATGGAGCAAACGAGCCACCATAACCAATACCGAACTCCACGCTTAGCTCATCAGGGAAAGCATCGGCGATTGGCTTAGATGCAAATCCTGTTATAAGACAAATAAAGTCCTTGTGTTCTAGGCGTTCTTTGATTCCTTTAATCGCATTGTTATTAAACTCAATCCAGTGTGGGAGGTTCCAGTCAAAAGATGCTGCCGAATAGTGATTGTTGCCTACGGCTTTTAGTCGCTGTTCTTCTGTAATACAAGTAATATGTTCGTCGCAGGGTGCTTCATTGAATTCTCCGCCGTAGAGAAACACGGTATGCCCGAGGTTCTTCATCATGATTGCGAATTTGCGGACTTTCTCCGTATAGGCACAGGCGGTGAAGGCTTCGGTCGTATTTGTGTGCGGCAGGGAAACTAAATGAAAGCGCATAGTGAGATACTAACAAGGTTTCCTTCTCTTAGTGGCTATTCTGCCAGTGTTTTTGTACCTGAGCCTGTGGCTGTGCGTTCGATTGCAGCCTGGTTGTAGATTGCACCTATTTGGTTGTAGGTGTATCCTGTTTGGTTATAGAGGGTAGCCATTTGCTACCTGTTACGAGTTCCTGTATCCGTAGACACGAATAGTCCCACCAGTCATGGTTGCGCCACCACTCTGATTGACAATCAAATCTGTGTACGCTGTTGAAGTATTCATTATCCCTGAATATGTAGTTCGGTATGCAGCGTTTGCGTGGGTTCCAGTAACTACTGTTGATGACGCAAGGTTCGGGCGTTGAACATCAAATGAGCAACTGAAGTTTCCTGATGTTTCCGATGCGCCTACTGCAATTCCGTTACTTGTATTTGCTGCACCTGTTCCAGTAATGGTTGTTGGTCCTGAATATGTTTGATATGTTCCAGCCCAGTTGTATGTAGAAAGGGAAGTTTCAAATTTCACACGAATATCGTTGTTTGCTGTTGAGCAAGTAACACCTGAAATCACAACTCTGTAATCTGAGTAGGTCGCATTGAAAGCATTGGTAACAGTGACGGTTGCTTGTGTTGTGCCGATAGTGACCACACCACCTGATGCTGTGCCACCCGATGTGCAGGTAGCCGTAGTAACAAGTTCCAAACCCATTGGATTTTGTGCGGGGCTGTTGGGGATAACCCAAGCCGTACCGTTGTAAACATAAAGACGGTCTGTGTCTGTCTCAAAAATCATTTGACCTTCAAACGGCACAGCAGGGCGAGTAGACGACGTACACACACCAGGTTTAATAATCGATTGCGCACCAACAACAGAACTAAGAGGCATCAGCAACCTCAGTCCAACCCGAAGCCAACAGGTCAGCGTATTCTTCTTCGGTCATTTCACGAACTTCATCATCTATTTGGATATTTGGTCGTGTCATCGTTTATGGCTTCCTGTATCCGTACACGGTGATAGTTCCACCGCTAAGGGTTCCTGATTCGTTTAACAAAGTTAAATCAGTGTAACTGGTTGTATTTTCAATAGACCCAGAGAAGCCGCCTGAATAACCTCGCCCGTAATAGTTGCCATTGTATTGAGTTCTAGCCGCCAAAAATGGGGCAACTAAATCAAAACTACTAGATGATGATGGGGCAGTGCTATCCGACAAGGCTACATACCAAAAGGTTGCGTTGTTCATAGGGACAAATGTCCAAGACGTTGCAGAATATAAAACATACCAAAAATTGCCATAGTACCCAGTAGCCGCAGAACCCATCCTAATGACTAACCCTTGTGAAGAAGTTGTTTGCACTCCATCGATTATCACTCGATAATTGTCATAGGTGGTTGAGAACACATTGGTTAGAACCGTTGTTGCCGAACCCGCAGTAATCGCTTGCGATTTTACATATACCAGCCCTGAGTTGCCGACAGCGGTACCACCCGACACCTGTTGCCAAGCCGACCCACCATAAATGAAAGTCAAATCGGTATCAGTCTCATAAATCATTTGACCTTCAAACGGTGTTGCAGGTCTGTTAGACGAAGTACAAACGCCTGGTCGAAGCCCTTGTGTAGTAGCAGAAATAGTCATTGTAAATTCCATTCTTCTGCCGTGTTACCTTCTGCAACCCACGCAAGATACGCCTCATGTAGAGGGCTTTGTTCTGTGAAATAGGTAACGGTTTCACCATCATGCAAAGCCAGCGTTGTTGAATTGTCCAACAAATCAGTGTGTGTGTAATACATTTATAACTCCGCACTTATTTCAATAGAAGTTGAACCGTCTGCATAATACCAGCCACCAGTTGTTGACCAGTTGGTTGAAAGAACATTGGCTGCACCTAAAGACGGAGTAGTCCCACCCTGCCATGTAGAAGTAGTAACTGTATGAGGGTTAATGCGCATCTGTACTGGATTGGGGATTGTCAATCTATACTGTGTTCCTGCGTACTGAAATGATAGATAAGAAATACCAGCAGAGGAACTGTGTTTCCAGTAATACCTTTGGCATAATGCTAGTTCTACACCGATAGGGCGTTGCTCAAACGGGGTTGAAGAATAATTCTGTTCCAACTGCACACCCGTAACATCAAAATAATCATTAGCACCAGCAGTACCAACGGGAGTGTAAAAAAATACGGGTTGCACTTGATTCACCCCCGAAGGAACAAATACAGAATATGTAAAACGCTGGAAAGATGTAGTAAGCGTTGCTGTTGTATCCAACGGTATAGCCTGACCAGTAAGGGTTGCGGCAAGATAGTTGCCATCCGTTCCAGTCCCCGTGACAAGACGAACATTCAAAGCAGAACTTGCAGCAGAAAAGTTTGCTCCAGCCCTAGCATAAAAAGAAAAAGAAACTTGTTTATTTGCTAAAGGAATCGAAGTTACCGTTTCAACAGGTTGGCTCAAATAAAGTGCCGAAGTGTTTGTATTGGATGCCGTACGTTGAAGTCTCAAACAATATTGAAAACCATCAAGGCTTGCTGTTTGACGGGATGCAGAAAAGTTGGCAGTTCCCCCTGGCGTGACACACCACCTATCGGCTGTATAAGGTGAACCAGTAGTTACCGTGATTGAAGTACCACGTTGCCAAACCCTAAAATCACCGTTAATTAGAACGTTACGAAACCCCAAGCCAGCAGGCAACAACGCCGACGAACCGAGAGCAAAATCCAAACCCATAACTAGTTAGTCTTTTCCCAACCGACAACAGTAACCGTCACCTTAGAAGCCGTATCAGACAAACCCTGCAACGTCTCACCAGTCAACAACACCAAAGCCGTATCCCAAACCATCACATCATTCGCACCAATCGGCAACGAAGACATCAAACGATTCGCAGCAGTAGCCGCAGAACCAATAGCCAACGTCACAGTACGGTCAACCGTATCCGTGTTACAAATAACAATCTGCTTAATAACCTCAGTGACACCCGAAGCTGCAGTACAAATAGTTGTAGTCGAAGTACCCAACTGTGTTGGACCACCCAACCTAGATTCAACTCTGTCACCCGATGCCATACTACGCTCCTATATCCATAAGTATTAGTGCTGCGTTCCTAGTGTCAGTCATAACATCCGAACTAACAGTTGCGTTAATCCAAGAACTACCATTCCATTGTAACACTTGACCATCGGTTGGAGATGTTAAAACAACATCGTGCATCCACTCAAGGTGGTTGTTGCCTGGAATAATTCTTATTGCAATTTGACCAGTGGAAGCATGACGAACGGTAATGAATGCAACAGCAAGGTCATGTTGTGGTCTTACATTTGTGAGTTTTCCATCAACGGTTGGGTGGGCAAAAAGGATGTCACCAGCAGCCCAAGTCTCGTCACCAACCGCAAGTGCACTGGCGGTGCTTCCTCTTGTGTCAAGACCAGTTAGGGTTCCAAAACTCATCACCTCGCCATTAACGCCGCTAGATATATTGCTTGTAGCAATACCCATTGCACGAAGTTCTGAGTTTTCTGTTCCTGTTACCTCAAATGGTGCAACATCTATTCTTCCGCTAGGTTCTGCGCCAACAGCACCAACTAAGGTTCCCTTGAGTATGGTTGAGCCAGTATTATTCCTGACAATGTATACATTTGGGATGTTGCTGTTTACCCAGTTGGTTCCGTCATACATCAAACCTTGGAACTGAAGTGGAGAAGTAACAACAACATCTGTTAGTTCGTCTAGTGGACCAGCAGGACCTGTTGCACCCGTTGGCCCAGTTGGTCCTGTTGCTCCCGTTAAGCCCGTAGCACCTGTTGCACCCGTAACGCCCGTCGGTCCTGTAGCGCCAACGCCAGTTGGTCCCGTTGGACCAGTAACGCCAGTTGCTCCCGTCGGCCCTTGGACGCCTCCAACTCCAACATTGAGCGCCCACTTACCGTCTGTAAATGTCCAAGTCTTGCCTGATACGGTGAAATTGTCGCCTGGCGCTGGTGAGTTTGGAAAGTCAATAGCCATGATTTACTATTTTACACCATGGGGCACCACCTATGGTGGGAGATGCGGGAAAGGTTAGAGACATAAATTAGGCGGGAAGAGCTAGTTCCACCCGTTCCTTTTCATCCATTCGCTCAATGTGTTTGTTATTTCCGTCTCGGGCTCCGACTTATCTCTATCTACGTCTAAGTGGTCGTTGTCGGACGCCCTGATGACCCGCGATGCCATGCTGTTTTCGCTAATTTTAGCAAAATTTGCCATAATTTCCCATTTTCTGTTGCTGATACATTCTATACCATTTTGCTTTTTTATCATTTATACTTATTCGAAAATCCACACCCACATTCGATGGCTGCTGCGGTCACAGAGGGTCTGAGTGGCAAATCGTAACAATCCTTGAATTAGTGCTGCCGCGATATGTTTGGCCGCGACCGGCTAGCCCCCTTGACTTTGGGTATTAGTGTCGCCAGCACCGTCTGGTCTTTCTTCTAACGTGCTACGGCTTGAACTGTCGTCAGAACCACCAGAAATGCTTGAGTATTGAAAGGGATGCCAGAACAACCCATAGGACATTAAAAAGAATGATTGTTGGCATGGTCTTGATTAGAGAAATTTCAGTCTTCTTGTGACTATTGGCGTCGTAGCAATGGTGCTGAATATAGCCATAAACAGAAGCGCAGTAAACATTTGTGCGCTGATAATACCTTTGTCAAGCATTACTGTGCAAAATATAATTTCAATAAGCGCTTTGGTTTGAAGAAGCCATCCAATTGTCGTGGCATCTTTTCTGTTCCAACCATTGATTATTGCCGAGAGTCTAATGCCAAGCATTTTTCCAAAAGCCTGAACAACAAATAAAACAATCGCAAGACCAATAACTATAGGATTTTTTAACTCCCAAGCCGTGCGCAATCCTGTGCTCAAAAAGAAAATCGGCATCATCAGCAAAAGAACATATTTTCTAAATTGGGTAACCACTTCTTCGCCTATCCATTCTTCATTAATGACAAGACCAGCAAGAAAGCCTCCAACTATATAGTGAAGCCCAGACCAGTCGGCCGCAAGAGAGCACACCGCAATCCATATAAGAAAAAACGGAAGCCTGTCTTCTTGTTTCATTAAATTAGAAAACTTTCGTATTGCGAGAGAAACAATAAAATAAAAACAAAGAAATATTGCCTGCTTTAAAACCTTTTCCCATTCAAGTAGGATTATTGCAAAAACAGTCCATATGGCAACATCGTCAAAACTTGCGTAACGCAAGCACCTGATTCCAATATCTTTTTTTAGAATGTCCATTTTTTCAAGAAGGATTATCAAAATAGGTAATGCCGTTATTGAAAGAGACATTCCTACAGATAGTGAAAACTGCCACCTTTGACCGCCTACGCCCATCCATCTGTTGCTGGAACTGAGCAGATATGCAAGCGGCAAAGAAACAACAAGAGGAGTCATTAGGGCAAATGCTGATGTTGTTATTGTTTCCTTCCAGTCTTCTTTTGCGGCCTTTAAGTTAACCTCTACGCCAGCAGTTGCGACAAACATAACAACAGCCCAAGTAGCAACGCCTGTCATGAACTTTGTTGTGTCAGTAGTAAAGATGGCTGAATACTGATTTGGGAAAAAATAACCAAATATTCCAGGACCAAAAACAACCCCACAGACAATCTGTACGACAACTAGCGGCGCATATCTGTCTGTTTTGCATATCTTCCATAAAAGGTAGGGGATTGTAAATATCCCAAAGATAATCAGTAGGTAGGTTTCTGTTGGTGTTTTCATGTTCTTTTTCTTAAAATAGTGTATCTTAACCAAGAATAAGGACAGGAAAGATGATAACAATCTTGGTAGAAAATCCCCAAGCCTCTACGGTATTAACTTTTGTCCAATATTTCTTGGACGACATAGTTTTAACGGCTAAAACGACTTTATTAAGAAACATAGTTTCTACTTACAGTGGACGCATGGCAGCGGTAAGTTTTTCCTCAAAAGTCAAAGTTGGGTACTTTTCGACCATATCAACAATCCACTGCTTGAAATCCTGTGACATAGCAGGGTGTGCTGGAATTGACTTGTAGTTTTCCTGCCCTTTTAGAAACATTGCTAAGTGCATGTCTGGCATAGCATCAATCTCGTCCAAGATGGCTTGGGGAATTTCAAGCATGTCAATAGCCATCTTTGAATAAATTGCAACCGGGTGGTCGCTACTGAACGGCTCTTCAACCATAAAAGACCATTCGCGCATATTCTTGAACAGTTGATAGATGGAGCGTCCAAACCACATAACGCTAGGAGTTGGGTTTGTCTGCAAGTCGCCAGGACCTGAATCACCGTCATAGGTTTCCTGTTTGAATTGGGCATAATCAATAAAAAAATGAGGTACTACAGAAATTGCATGCCACCAATGTGACAATGCTTTCACTTTTACCTCAAATTCATCAAAACCCGATTTGTGTGCTGTATCCCAAGTTTGGTTTTCGTAAGGTGTTCCAAGAACAGGACTAAGGCTCCCATATGCAAGGTTTTCACAGCGCCCCCCTCGAGGGGCGTTGCGCCCTTCTTCAATAAATGCGCATTTTGAGAGCATGAACACCCCCCGTTCTAATGGACCTGCTTCTAGCAGTAATCTGTCTAAATCCAATGTCATTGAATCTCCCTTAATTGTTTTTCTACTACTTGTAGTTTATGGCAGTGTACATTAAAGTTGTTTTGAAAAATCATATTTGGTTCGTCCCACGCAAATACATCTACATCAAGTGTGTCTGGGTCTCGCCCCATCTCTATACACATTCTGAAAAGTTCATTCAAGATAGATTGGCGAATTGCTTCTAATTCACTTTTTTTTGTCACGAGACCACCATCTATTCTTGCTTTTTTCTTTCAGACGATTATCTACTCGTATTCTTTCTCGCCTATACGGGGCGCCCGTTTCCTTAGGGGAAATAAAACCAGTTCCAAAACCGGTGTTTGCGTAATATTTGAACTCCGACTCATCATTGAATAAAACTTTTGTAAAGTCTGAATCTCTCTTGAACGGAATAAGTTGTGCAATCGGGGTATTGTACTTCAGCGTAAACGGCCTATCCCCCGTCAAGTTCAAAACAACATTTATTGCGTGGTAAAAGTCTGTGTGGACAATTGCTGGTACCACAGTGTAGTCTTCGCTAGGTTCCCAGTAGCAAGGAATTATCAGCGTCGACCATCCGGGAGCAGTCTCCATTCTCCATGGATTTACCAACTTTGGATATTGCCCTGTCTCAATCTTTCGCACACTCGTCATGGGGCACTCACCAGTGGATTGGTAATTAAATCCTGATGCCTGCCCAATTGGCGTAGGCTGTCCACCTGTTATTGCTGGAGGATGAAAGTCATCTGCACCAGTTTCCCATGCGCCGTTACCGTCTGGGCGAAAACGATAGTTGGTCCACATTGGAAGAGTAACGCCAGCCGTAAGAAGGTCAATGGTGCCAACGCATTTCCGTAAGGCTGCTCCCTCTTTGCTAACACGCTTAAACCAGTTTGGTAAATTTGCTGTGCTATTTGCAAAAGGAGCAGACTCCATCAACCTATTATCTGTTGGGGTAAAACGTATCTCTCCTGGTTTGACTTTGTGTTTCTTGCTCATTTTAGTCCCACTCCTCATCTATCAGTTTGATTTCCTGCAATGCTTGAGCATGGTCAACTAATACATGGTCGTGTCTATCGTGCTTGTAATCGCCTAATTGTTTGTCTATAGGTCCACGCAAGTTGAGCGACTCGATTGCTCTTGTGCATGCATCTATGCTAATAATTCCCTGCCCTTGCCCAACATGTATCAAGTGAGGAGCACTAAACATTTCTCCGTGATTAGCGGTAAAATCATATCTACTAGGTGGACGTTCAGACCATAACTCAATTATTTCTTGCAATTCTGAGTTGACTGGCATGTGAAACATTTCCTGCCAAAACTTTGAATCTTGCCTATCGCTGTAGTAGTGCATTCGTATCATTGTCAAGATATTACGCATCATCTCATGCGAACTCTTATTGTAGTGTTTTTGAGAAGCGGTGTGCGATGGAAGATACGACGCAAGATACGGAATAGCATTTCGCACCTGTTGAATTGTAGAACCAATGCTGGTTGCTTCTAATGGTTCTACAAACGAAGAAGCCAAACCCACAGCAATGCAATTCTTTTGCCAAGGCTCTTTAAGATGCCCAGCGTCAAACTTGATTACTCTTGGGTCATCAGGAAGTTTGTACCCTGACATTTGTTCTGCTTCCCGAACAGCCTCTTCTACCGAGATAAAGGCATCACAAAACACATAGCCGTTACCTCTTCGTTCCTGTGTCGGTATTTCCCACATCCACCCAGAAGATGCTGCACGAGCACGGGTGTACGGACGAATTTGTCCATTGGGGTCGCTCTCTGTTGGGAAAGGTATGGCTGAGTTGCAAAGCAAAAACTCACTAAAGGAATTCCACTCTACATTGCCGATTTCATTAATTAAAACTTTATTAAAACCAGAGGCATCAAACCAAAAATCAGCTTCAATTATGTCGCCTTGTTGGGTGCGCACCGAACTGATGAGCCCGTCTTCGTCTTTTGTGACAGATTCAAATTCTCCATCGACAAACTTGATGCTTCTTTTAAAAGCCAATTTCGTAAAGTACTCATTAAGCTTAATTGTGTCAAAATGAAACTGATTAGTGTTTTTGTGTAGGTTTTCTTTTCTGATTTTATTTCGCACCATGCCGACAGTTGATGTTTGGCTTGTCAACATTTTCCCAGACTCAATAATTCCCATATATCCCGCAAAAAGGCCGTGACAAAAAATGTCATCCACATGACCCACGCTATGAAAGTAGTCCTTTGTATGTGTTGTCCAATTTTCGTAACGAATTCCGTATTTGTGGGTAGCCAATGTCTCTATCAACATTTCCTCAAGGGGGATGTCGACTAACTCCATGAGCTGTTTCCAGTGCTCTGTAGAGCCTTCACCTACCCCAATAATGCCAATCTTGGAAGATGACAATACTGTTATTCTACAAGCAGGAAAGGCCCTACGTAAAATGAGTGCAGTTATTAATCCAGCAGTACCAGAACCTACTACTCCAAAGTTTTGTATACGGTTTCTCATTGGGCTCCCATTATTGATACCAAGTAACAAGTGAGTACTTTACACCCTTGGTTACAGGGTGTGCAATATGTAGATATGGGAAGTTTGATGGGAACATCAGAACCCTTCCGCATACTGCTTCGACAGTAACATCAAAATGCGGAAACTCCAATTGACCACCCTCTTCTGGCGTGGCTAAAAATGACACCATACTATAAACCCTACGGTTGTCTGGGCCGTGGTCATAGTGTGGTTTGTATTCAGATTGTTCTAAATACTTTAAAAGAGAGTACGCTTCATGCATGGCGCTTGAAAGTAAAAATTCATACCTGTAGTCTTCCGAGACTTCTTCAATAGGCCCACGAATTTTTTCTGTAAAAAACTGCGACAATTCAGTTTCTGGGTATGGCTTCATTAGCGGGATGAGAGTGCAATTTAAAGAAGTTCTATGCGATGTTGATTTTCCAGCCCCCACGGTAGAGCCGTCCCATGATAATTCTGACCAGTCGGAGTCTGTTTCTTTTTCTAGTTTTTGCAAAAACTTGCTTGCGTTATTTTCGGTAAAAACATCTTCGTAAAGCGATATGCATGTCCCCAGTTTCGTGTGTTTCATATTACGGTAAACTCTCCCTCGTAGTAGGCATCGTTGTTGTCGGCAGCAATGCGAAACCGATGCAATCCTAGCGTGAGGTGTCGTGAACGAAACATAAGCAGATTTTTTGTTCTTACCGTTGGTTTTATAATTTGGGTAAAAAAGTTTAAGTCCATTACTTCCATATGAGTATCCTTTGGAAAGTCTACAAATTCATTTGTAATGTCCACTTTGTGTATGAAGCCTGCTCTTACCTCATCCATACAGTCGGCAATGTCGTTTTCCGGAAATGACATAATACAGATTTTATCAATACCCTTTTCCATGCGAATTGCCAGTTGAGACTTTCTTGACAATTCCGTTGCCTCATCTGGTACATCCCTCATACTAAGTGGGACGCAAACAAACCGTTTCATTCAATCTCGGCTACTTTTCTGTTAATCAATTCCACGCTTTTCAAGAGAGTTTCTAGTCTCTGTTGCTCGCCTATGAGAATTTCAGCCATAGTATAGTTTTCTGGGTCAAAAGTATCTGGGTCAATACCTGAACGAAGAAGCAAATGGTAAATCTCTGATTTAACATTTGCTAAACTGCTTTGCAGTATATAGTTTTTTTGTTGTGCACTTATACCGTAGTCCATGTTTGTCTCCTCTATGAGTTGATGAGTAAGTATGCCGAGCCAGTGGTAGCACCTACAGTACCATATGACCCTGCTGTTGTATCGTATACAATTGTATTAGCAACGGCATCTGATACAACCAATATCGCACCACCGCCTCCGCCTCCACCGTTTGCTCCAGTTGCTCCTGTTGCCCCAGTTGCTCCTGTTGCTCCAGTTGCTCCAGTTCCACCAGTTCTTGCTGGTGCTCCTGCGCCTGTGTTTACACCGTCGTTTACTCCGCCAGCACCGCCTAGATAGTGTGCAGAAGCATCTGGGTTAGCGCTACTCGTAGTGTGGTGATGGTAATCAGCCTGGGAAGTAGGCAAAGTAGGTGCATGCGTGTGTGTATGCCC